AGAAGCCATAGAATATGGTGAGAAGTTATTTGAAGAACAAATAGAAGAAGACATACAAACATTTAAAAACTATTAAAGGAGAATAGCAATGCCTAGATATGAGGTTTGCATACACGTTGAGTTACCAGATGATCATCCAGATGTGGACGAGTTAGAATACATGGTAGATGTGTCGCATAATATGACAGAAACATTAGGTCTGTTTGACATATACAAGATTGTAGACTATGCCATGCATCATGCTAGTGAGGATTATCCAAACTGTGAACTTAGCTTGGGATTTGTAAAGGAGATACAATATGTACACTAATAATATAAGATTTTTTATAGGGTCACTTACACTGGTAGTGCTACTGGTAGTGCTCACATGCGTAGCTAATGCACAACAACAGCTACCCTGCTCACCTACGAAAGAGACAATGGAGAAGTTACAACAACAACACAAAGAGGCTTTGGTATTTAGAGGCATCTCTGTTAGAGGACACATAACTATCATACACTTAAATAAGGACAGTGGCACATGGACTGCATCAATAATAAGACCGACTGATCCTACAGTGATGTGTGGTGTGGACGCTGGAACAACAGGAGAACTTTTAAATAATGCAAAAAAAACAATCTATGGTGGGTGGAAAGATTTCAAAAAGTTATGGTGATTTAGTCACAGAACTGGTATGGAAAGCTGCACATGCTGATCCCACTTATGACATGGAGAGAGCAAAAGTGGTTGCAAATCTTTGCAAGATACCTATAACTACGATTATGAAAGTGGTGAGACATGCTCAAAGAACACCTAAAGCAGTTAGTTGGGATGTGGTCAGCAACAAGATTATACAATAGGAGACAGGATATGTCTGATGAACATGAAGGTACACGCATAACTACTAAGACTCCACTGTACACGCTTGATTGGTATATCAAATGGATAGCTAGTCTTGTGCTTATGTTTGGTATGATATTAACCGCTAACAATATCTACCCTGCTAATCTATTCTTTCACTTCATAGGAATAGGTGGGTGGCTTATCGTTGGCATGTTGTGGAACGATAGAGCCTTGATGGTGATTAATACTTTTGCTTTAGCTACACTAGCTACGAGCATGGGATCATCAACCGTGTACCCATTCGCAACAATCGTTGCTGAAAAGTTTGGTAAGTCTACACCATTTAAAACACCTATAATTGAAAGCACTGGTTCAGGTGGTGGTATGAAAATCTTTTGTTCTGGTACAAGTCTGCGTTATGCAGATGTTACCAATGCTTCCAGACGTATCAAGAAAAAAGAGTTTGACATGTGCCAGAGAAATGGTGTAAAAGATATACTGGAAGTAAAAGTGGGGTATGATGGTATCGTGTTAGCAAACAGTAGAAACTCAAAAAGATTTGGATTGTCATTGCGTGACATATTCCTAGCACTAGCAAAGGAAGTGCCTACCAAAGATGGTAAGACAATGCCTAACCCATACAGAACCTGGAAACAGGTAAACCCAATGCTACCTGCCACTAAGATTGAGGTACTAGGCCCACCACCTACGTCAGGAACACGTGATGCATTTGTTGAACTAGCAATGGAGGGAGGATGTAAAACATTTAAGTGGATCAAAGCCTTGAAGAAAACTAATAAGATGTTATATAAATCCCTGTGTCATACCATACGTGAGGATGGTGTATACATAGAGGCAGGAGAGAATGATAACATGATCGTGCACAAACTAACTGTTAATCCACACACGCTTGGTATCTTTGGGTTCAGCTTCTTGGACATGAACGGTGACAAGATACAGGGTAGCATTGTTCAAGGACACAAGCCTACGTTTGAGAACATTGCGTCAGGTAAATACCCTGTGTCTAGGCCACTATACTTCTACGTAAAGAAGTCTAACATTGGACGAATCAGAGGACTAAGAAAGTATGTGGATATGTTTGTATCAGAGAGAGCTACTGGTCCTGATGGTTATCTAACAGACTACGGACTGATACCACTAGGTGATGCAGAGCGTAAGCAAAGATCCAAAGCAGTAATGAAACTACAAAACCTATCAATGTAAAGGAGGTTACTATGCGTAAGCCAATGACAAAAGAACAGAGAGATGCAGCAGCTAAACGTCTTGAGAAAGCACGTGCAGCCAAGCGTAAACCTGCCAACCTTAGTGTGCATGAAAATGTGCGTAACCTGGACAGTGAACATCCTGTGACTATGGACAAAGTTAAGTCATGGATTAAACACAATGAAGAGGTGCTATCATCCTTGAAGATGTCCTGTAGAAGAGACAAAGCTATGCAGAAAAAACTTAACAACGAGATGAACATCATTGATATGTACATACACAACATGAAGTTTTATTTGCGTACTGGTCTATGGCTGGACAGTGTGTACGGTCAGGACAGGGAGCATAGTGTCATAAGAAAGTGCACAGTCATGGCTTACGATAAGCAGGGCAATGCCAAGCGATCAGTGGGAGTGCACTATCCTGACATAGGTATATACACAAAGGAGATGCAGCAGCAAGAATTGGAAGCAAGGTGAGGCCAATATCTGTAAAGAGATTAGTCAACTTGTATGTACAATCACCAGAGTTTAATCGGCTACGTGATAGAACACAGCTAGATTACAAAAGGTTCTTGAAAGTATTGACAGATACCTTTGGTGATAAAACTGCTAATAGTGTGTCAGGTAAAGACGCTAGATTAGCATACGAAGAATGGATCAAACGTGGCATACAGTTGGCTAATCATGTCTCTGTCGTAGCAGGTAGGGCATACAGGTATGGGTTGGACATGGAGTACGTGAAGAATAATCCATTTACGCTGGTCAGAAAGATCAGCCCCAACCCTCGCAATGTTACATGGACAGAGGATCAAGTGCGTGAGTTTCTTAATGTAGCCTATGGTGACTTTGTTTATCGTAACGTAGGACTGATAGTGCAGATGGCATACGAATGGTGTCAACGTGTAGGTGACATGCGAGTGCTTGAATGGTCTAGCATAGACTTCAATAACAAGAGGCTAGACCTGGTGCAGTCTAAACGTGGTGCATCTGTGCACCTACCAATATCAGATGGATTACTTGAAATGTTGGAAGAACAACGAGGTGACTTTGACTTTCAAAAATACGTAGCACCTATGCCTACACCTGTAGGTGGTGAGTACAAACCCTTCTCTATGGAGAGGTTATCTAAAATAGGTAGAAAGATTATGCGTCAAGCAGGACTACCAGAAGAATTACGCTTGATGGATTTACGTAGAACTGGTACAACTGAAATGGTAGAGGCTGGTGTGCCATTGCCGCAGATTATGTCTGTGACAGGTCATGCTAATCCACAGTCAGTGAAACCATACATTAAGAATACATACCTTAGTGCTAACAGTGCATTGACTGCACGACAACAGTTCAAGGAGGAGTGACATGCAAAAGGACTTATTTATAGAGGAACAGAGTGGTGATAATAATAAACCAGTTGATGTTAGTACGATAGGTATATATTTTGGTGATAGTAATCATAACAGGCAGCTACTAAGTAGAACATCTGAATATATAAACAGCATACCAAAGGGCAAGTATATGATATATCCAACAGGTTCTACACACAGACTTCCTATTTATGAGGGTAGAGATGACTTTCCATACGTAATAAACACATGGACAAATCATACAGTTTCAGTTAATTTTAGCAGAGATAAATACCCAACTGTAGATATTAGAAATAAAGACATTAAAAAAACAGTTTATATACACAGACTTGCGGCTATGGCATTCTTACCAAATCCGTTACCACTAGACAGAACAATAGCACATCATATAAATGATGATAAGCATGATTATGCTGTATCTAATTTAGAATGGGTCACACCTTCATATAATATATCACAGCAAAATGTTGCACCTAAAAACGTAGTTAAATACATGAAAAATGTGGAGCATGTACATGAATAACTATATACGTAGTTTAGACATAGCAGAGGGTAGCACACTTAGATTTAATTGTCCTGAATGCAAGGGTCGAAATACTTTTACAGTAACTAATAACAATGGTCAGCTATTGTGGAATTGTTACAAGGTATCTTGCAACGTAAGTGGAACACACAAAGTGGGCATGTCTGCTAAATCTATTTACAAAAGACTTAATATGTTAGAAGATAATTACACTACAGAATTTTGTATGCCCATAAACATTGTGCCTTTGAGTGGAGAACATGAACATGCAATGGCATGGGCAATAGATTGGGGCTTATCTCCAAATCAACATGGTCTGATGTATGACATACGTGAACACAGAGTTGTGTTTCCTATTGTACATGATGGTGTGACAGTGGACGCTACAGGTAGAGCGATAGGTAAACGTCTGCCTAAATGGAAACGATATGGAAATAATAGGTTGCCATATGTTTACGGTTATGGTAATGTAGCAGTTGTTGTAGAGGATTGCATAAGTGCTGCAATCATTGGAAGTGATCGACATACAGGGATAGCTTTAATGGGAACGTCAATGTCTAATGAACAAAAGCAGTACCTATCACAATTCTCTACAGCACTGGTAGCTTTAGATCCAGATGCCCTAAGTAAGGCATTACAAATATCAAAGGAGTTGAAGAGTGTAGTAGAAAGAGTTAAAGTCGTTATGTTAAAGGACGATTTAAAGTATAGGAATGATAGGGATATAGAATTAATTAACATGGCTTGAAAGGAGAAATGATGGAACTTTCTCTAATAAGAAATCTGATGGACAAAGATTTTTATAACAGTAACAAAGGCACAAGGTGTCCTGATAAACTCTTTACTAAAGATGTCCAGAAGATTAAACATGCAATAGATAACGCTATGGAAAACTATGAACGTAGTGTCTCACCAGAAGAAGTGGAGGCACTTTTTTTATCGGCTAATCCTACTCTTACCACTGCACAAAGATCTGTGTATACAGATATGTTTATACAGTTAAGAGATCAACCATTGATGGACAAAGGCATAGCACAAGACGTTATGAGCACATTGTTTAGACAGGTTGTAGGAGAAGAGGTAGCTAACTTAGGTTTTGATTTTGTTAATGGTGATGCTACTACATTAGAACCTTTACGTAATCTACTAGACACATATGCAGATGATTTTATTCCTAGTGTGCAGGTTAATTGGGATGAAACAGATATGGTTTCTTTAATTAAAGAGAATAGTATGGAGCCACAATGGAAGTTTAACATAAGAACACTAGCTAATAGAGTTCCTGGTATAAGTCAGGGTCATCTAATTACTGTAGGTGCTAGATCTAACACAGGTAAGACCAGTTTTCACGCAAGTTTAGTCATGGGTGATGGTGGTTTTGCAGATCAGGGTGCTAATGTAGCTGTACTATGTAATGAAGAGTCAGTGCAACGTGTACGTATGAGATACATCAATGCAGCTACAGGCAGGATAGGTAAAGATATACTCAAAGATGTAGATAGTAACTTGAAGGTGTATAAAGAAAAGTCTAAGAATGTAAAACATGCAGATGCAACAGCTAAGACTATGGATTGGGTAGAGGCTGTATGTAAAAGATACAAGCCTGACGTTTTAGTGCTTGACATGGGTGATAAATTTGCTAAAACTTCTACAACGATAAGCACACATGAGTTACTAAAGCAGAATGCAATACACGCCAGACAGATAGCCAAGCAACATGAATGTGCTATCTTCTACATGTCACAACTTGCTGCTGAAGCAGAAGGACGCATTGTTCTTGATCAATCCATGATGGAAGGATCTAAGACAGGTAAGGCAGCAGAGGCAGATTTGATATTATTACTCGCAAGAAACTCTATCAAGGAAGCAGGTGATACGGATGAAGATCCAGAACGACACATTACTATAGGCAAGAATAAGATTACAGGTTGGCATGGTGTAGTAACATGCGAGTTAGATAATCAAGTAGCAAGATTTACAGCATAAGGAGGATACATATGGTAAATATATTTAGACCCAAACCAGATGCAGAGGAACAGATCTTCTTTCCTTTTGGACCTGTTATGGGTTACAAGAAACTAAGTGCAAAGTTTGTAGCAGATATGAATGCATACTTTGATAAAGACGTTGCATCTATGACAGACTACTCTGATCAATTAGTCGGTAAGGTAAAGCAGGAGTTGTTCTTTACAGATGAGATGCGAGACACGTTCTTAAATGAGATTAAACAGTTTGTGGGTAGCTACAATAATACAGCTACGATACGTAACTCATACGGACAGAACATGTTAGACACAGAGAAGAATAACTATTCTGTACAGTTTATATCAGGCTGGATGGTTCGTCAGTTTGAGAATGACTACAACCCATTGCATCTACACACAGGATGTAGGATGTCATGCGTGGGCTATCTCAAGTTGCCTGATGGCATTGACTCTGAATGGGAAGAGGATTACAAAGATCACCACCCTTCACATGGACACATACAGTTTGTGCATGGCACTGCCAGTACATATAGTGCTACAAACTTTATGGTTAAGCCACAGGTGGGTGACTTCTATTTGTTTCCTAGTGAGTTGTTTCACTGTGTCTA